TGACCTTCTGCGAAGCCCAGTAAATTCAATTACATCTGTAACTTATTATGAAGATTTTAATTCTACCGGTGAAGTTTTAAGCGCTTCGGATTATCGGTTTCATGACGGCCAGCTATACCACAAGGATGGATACTGGAAACAAGGTAGAGCTGGAAACGGTTATGTGATTGTCTATAACGCAGGTCACGTTGACGATTCCGGACAAGCCGCAGAAAATGCTACACCTTCAATCAGAATGGCGGCGCTAAGACTTATTGGATACTTGTATGAAAATAGGGAAGAATTCGCTACCACTATTTCAGAAGGCGGTTATTCAATTTCATACAATACTATTGTAGGTAACAGCGAATTGAAAAACCTGCTAATGCCTTATATGAGCGCTAAGGCGGTGTTCTAAATGCTAACAAGATTGCGGCAAAGGCTAGATATCCAGACATTGAGCGTGACTAGTGCAGGCGGCGGTTGCTTTGATGAAACATGGACGACAACGGCCACGCGCTGGGCGAATGTACAGATTCAACGAGCAAGCGAAGAATTCAGTTATAATAAAGATCAACAGGCCAATTTTTATAGAATACTCATGCGCAAAGAATCGTTCACTAATAAAAACCGATTTGTCTTTAATGGCCTAGTTTTGACGATTCAGTCGATAAGTGATCCGACAAGCGCAGGCCGGATGATGGAAGTCCTAGCAAGGGGTGAACCAGCATGACAACAAGGATTGATGGTGAGCGCCTACTAATGCAACAACTTGAGCAATTAAAAAAAGTGTTTCCAGATCAGGTTAACCAGATCGTCTGGGAAGTCGCTCTGAATGATGTGGAAACCTACGCAAAAGAAAACGAAATACCGGTAGACACCGGAAGGTTACGAAACTCTATTCACACAGAATTTATAGCAGGTTTTGCCGGAAAAAATCCAGCGCCTACAACTTATAAAGATAATTCCGGAAATTCGTTCGATGGAAAGTTATCTGCCGGACTAGATAATAATTCGGTTGTGGTGGGTACGAATTTAGAATACGCGCAGAAGATTAACCGGATCGGCGGCGGCGGCCAAAATTCAAACCGTAAATCAGGCGGAGAGAAAAGGCCTAAAGGTTACGGTCAAGGATTCTGGGATAAAGCAGTAAAGAACGGCGAAGCATCCCTGATTCGTGAATTAACTGATTTGGTGCGGAATGCAGGAAGGATGATTCCGTAATGTCTGCCATGTGGGAAGCACAGAAAGCATTATACACAGCACTATCAACTGATAGCGCTTTTATGACAAAAGTAGGCAGTCGATTGTATGACGAGCCGCCGACAAACGAAACTTTTCCCTATTGCGTACTTGGGAATATGATTGAACAGCGCTATAATCGGATCGGTAACAAAGGTTTCTCTATTTCTGCTAGAATGGATATATACACAAAGGCCGGACGACTTGGATACAAGCCAGCAAAGGAAATCCTTGTTGAGATGGACAGGGTCTTAAATCATAAGATTTTTAGCATGACCGGTTACAAGATGATCCAGTGTTTTTTTGAATCATCCGACACCGAGCGAGATGAAGATAAGCGGATTATTTCTGCTTACTATACTATTTTAATTCAAGAAAATTAAAGGAGGTTTTACAAATGGCTTTTTTCGCTAATGCTTCAGTATTCAAATTGGGTTCTACGACTATTTCCGAAGTGACTTCTATTTCTGCACCGTCCATGACAGCCGATACGATTGATGTAACAACTCATGGATCGGCAGATCGCCACAGAGAATTTATTCAAGGGTTGCGCGATGGTGGCGAAATCACTGTAGAGGGATTTTACACTACAGCAACGGCTAACACGATCGTTACACAATTTAACACATCCAGCACTGCGACAGCTACCATTGATCTGCCGACAACACCGAGCACCACGCGTTTTACGGCAACAGTTATCTGTACAGCATTTAGCGCAGAATCGCCGGTTGATGGCGCAATCGGTTATAGCGCGACTTTCAAAGTAACTGGCAAGCCTTCACTCGGCACGATTTAATAAATGAATTGAGGTATAAATCATGAGAAAAAATTCAACTATCACGCTGGACAGGGAACGTGAATTGCGGTTGGATATGAACGCGATGTCAGAATTTGAAGAACTTACAGGCCGTTCGATTTTTCTGCTTCAAGAGAAATTAGCTGAAGCGCGGAACATGAGAGCAATTCTATTCTGTGCGATGCGGTCAGCCGGTGAAGATATCACGCTGGAGCAGGTAGGCGGATTAATTGATTTTAATAACTTAAAATATGTAATGGATACTGTACAAAAATTGATGACGGATTCATTCGGTGAATCAGAGGAATCTGGCGAAAAGGGAAAGTGAAAGCGCCGGATTGGTCGGAATTATGGGCGATAGCGATTTATGATTTAGGCCTAAATGATGACCAGTTTTGGCGGTTGACTATTAGACAATTTAATAAATTGGTCGAAAGACATAAAGAAAACAAAAGAGCCGAGTTATTTAATTCGGCTCTTATTTGTTCAGTTATTGCAAACGTGAATCGCGGCAAAGGCAAGCCTTTTCAGCCTTCAGATTTTATGCCGAAGGAAAACAAGAAAAAAGCAAAAATGACAACGGAGCAGATGGTCGAAATGCTTCGAATGATTACCTTGCAAAATGGGGGTGAAGTAACTTGTTAAAAGAGTTAATGGTCAGGATCGGAGCCGATCCGAGCGGTGTTGTCAAAGCTATGACAACGGTTGGGAATGAGATTGCAGACGCTACTAATGATTTTAGAAACTTTGGAAATAATGTTTCCAATGTATTCACTAGATTAGAAGTGAATCTGAATAACGTTGAAAATAATATCGGTCAATTTTCGGCGCAGGCAACGGCACGATTTGGTGTAATGGCGACACAGGTTAGCCAGCATTTTAATCGCATGAGCAGTAATATTAACCGAGAATTTAATGAGATAAAAACGAACTTTCGGCAGACGATCAACGAAACGGAAGCATCAACGGATGCACTAGCTGGTGTTGGTGCGAATATGACCGCGATGGTAACACTTCCGATTATAGCTGCTGGAGCCGCTTCAATTAAACTTTCCAGCGATTTTTCAGAATCGGTAAATAAAATAAATGTCGCATTCGGTTCATCCGCTTCTGAAGTCATGGCATGGAGCAAAACGAGCATTGAGCAAATGGGGCTTGCATCCGGATCAGCACTAGATGCGGCGGCACTTTTTGGTGATATGGCCACCAGTATGGGAATCAGCCAGCAAAAAGCGGCTGATATGGCCATGAGTTTAACCCAGCTAGGCGCAGATTTGGCATCGTTCAAAAATATCCCGATCGAGCAAGCTATGCAAGCGCTGAACGGTGTTTTCACCGGAGAAACTGAAAGCCTTAAAATGCTTGGGGTTGTCATGACGGAAACCCAACTTAAAGCATTTGCGCTGGAGCAGGGGATTACGAAAAACGTAGAAAAAATGACTGAAGCGGAAATGGTAGCACTTCGGTACGCGTTCGTAATGGATCGGACTAAAAACAGTCAGGGTGACTTTGCTAGGACTTCAGAAGGTTCAGCTAATCAGATGCGAATGTTTGGCGAATTAATGAAGGAGATAGGTGTACAGCTAGGCACAGTAATCCTTCCGGTTTTTAATGAAATTATAAAATCGGTCAACGAAAAGCTAAAAGCATTTTCAGGATTGTCCGAAGGCACAAAAAAATTAATCGTAGTATCAGGATTATTGGCGGCGGCACTTGGGCCAGTTTTATTAGTAATCGGTTCTATCGTTCCGTCAATCGTGACGGCAGTCGCGGCCTACAGAGCGCTGGGTGTTGCTATGACAGTAACAGCCGGAACAGCCATGACAGCAGGGACGACAATGGCGGCAGGAATGGCGGTAGCGACTGCGCCGATAACATTAATAACTGCGGCGATTGCTGCATTGGTTGCTGGTTCAATCTATCTAGCAAAAAATTGGGAAAGTGTAAGCGAAAGATTGAAGTCAACTATTTTATCAATATCACCTGCTTTTTATGGATTAATTAACGTCTTCAAATATTTAATGGATAATTGGGAAGATGTGAAGGCTACAGCGTGGGCTTTAACCCAGTACGTGAGCAAGTGGTGGAAAGATGCTTTCGATTCAATGGCAACGATTACAACAACCAGAATTAATCAGGTCAAAACACTTGTCAGTAACTTGCAAGCTGTTTTCGCTTCCGCATTTCCTGATATATCTGGCATTTTCAAAAAAGCATTTGATGCTATGGCAACTTCAATTTCTACAGTGAGCGGACTTTTCAATCAGTTTCTAAAATGGATATCGGATACATTTGGTGTAGCATTTGAAAATTCAGCATTCGCGGTCGAAATGGCTGAATATAAAAAACAATACGCACTTGAAAAAACGATTGAAAAAATGCAAGAGAATGCAGGCAAAACCGATTACATGACAGACCGAACTTTAATCATGACGGGTACGACTAAAGAAGCGGCGGCGGCTCTTGAAGCGGAAAAGGTTGCGGCTGAAAAAGCGGCAGAAGCAAAACGGATTGCGGCAGAACGAGCAAAACAACTGGCGGCCGAACAAGAAAAGTTAATTGCATCATCGGTAAAATTAGCGGATCAGCTAGGAAATGCGGTTGTGTCTGCACTCAAATCCCAGTACAGCAAACAAGAGGAAGCCCAGCGCAACACCTTGTTGAAAATGCAACAGACCCAGACGGATCACTATACAAAGCTGAACGTCAAATTAAAAGAACAGTATGACAAAGATGTCGCGGCTTTTAAAGAAACTCAACAAAAAAAGATGGACGAGTTGAAAAAATTCTTTGACGCTGATATGCAAGCAATAGATAAAGAAACGCGCGACAAAGTGAAAAATCTGAATGACCAGATTTTAGATATTGAAAACAAGACCGAAGAAGAAGAAAAAATAATTAAAGCGGCAGATTTTGAAAAGGAACGTCAAGCGAAACAGACTGCAATTTTATTAGCTGACAATGAAGCCGAACGCAGGAAATTGATTGAAGAATTAAAAGAAATGGAAATCAAGCGTGAACGCGAACTGTTATTAGAACAGCGCCGGATGCAGATTGAAGCGTTGAGAAAAGCGGCTGAATTGATTCGCGAAGATGGCGAGAATCGCAAGAAGGAACGCGAAAATCAATATAACGCAGAACTGGAAGCGGAGAAATCAGCGCTTGAAACTGGATTAACGAATTTGCAAACTAACTTCAATAATCGCAAACAAGTGTATGACGGACTTCTTGAGACAATAAAAACTTTTTATGCTGGAGCGCTTGAGCGTAACAAGGAAGCATTTGAAAAAGAAAAAGCAGAAGATAAACTGCAAAAGGAAGCACGCGAAGGAATTTTGAAGGGTGAACAAAAAGACCTGCTGGATTTGCTTGCAACTTACAATCCAGATTGGTTGAACGCAGGAAAAACATTTGGCGAAAAATTGCTTGAAGGCATTTTGAAAATGTCGCCTTCGATTGATTCAGCCGTTCAGACCATGCTGGATAAAGTCAAACCTTTGACGGTGACACCGACTAAGAAAACCGGAAAAACAACGACAGGCGGAACAAAAGTAACAGGCGCGGCCTACGGTGGTATTTTTACAAGCCCAACGCTGGCGATGGTCGGAGACGGTGGACAAGCGGAAGCGATCCTGCCATTATCTAGACTGGCAGAAATCACAGGTCAGCAATCTACACACATTTATCTTGACGGTCGAGAAATTACGCGATCGGTAGCGCCTTTAATGGTGGATTCTATCAGGACAAAATTAGGGGTAGCCTATTAAAAATGAGTAGGTGAAATTATGATTTCAGGATTTACAATAAGGACTTTTAAGGAATTTGCGCCGGATGATATTTCCGGATTAGTCGCATGGTATGACGCTACAACGCTAACAGGTGCAGACGGATCGAGCCTTAACCAGTGGCTTGATTCGTCTGGCAACGAGGCACATATGTTTCAAATAACGAGCGCGGCACAGCCGACTTTACAAACTGCAGAATTGAATGGAAGAAATGTTGTGCGGTTTGACGGTGTGGATGATTTTTTTAATATGACAGCACCTTTTAATTTTCTTCCTAGTGCTTCGAATAACGAAAATGTAAATAAATTTTCTCGAACTGGTGCATATTTAGTACATTTTTCTGGCAATACGTCTCCCAGATTAACTATTTATAAAAAGAGTGGAAACATTTTTAACAAATTAGCTGATCCTGCTATTTTGCCATCTACCGCCGCCACTTCGGGAACATGGACTAGCGATGATATATATCTGGCAGTAGGTTCAACAGGTTCGCCTTTTTTCAGGGTGTACAAAAGGGCTGGCGATACATTTACAGCTTTGAGTGTTCCGGCAGTATTGCCTTCAAATTTTGCCGCAGGTTTGGATTTCTCAAATAATGATACTTATCTGGCTTTGTCTGGTTCAATGACTGGGTTGATGCTTGTATATAAGAGGGCAGGAGATACTTTCACATCCTTAGCAAATCCGGTTACGGTTCCTGCCGGAACATTGGCTAATGCAATTAAATTTTCAAAATCGGATAATTATCTCGCTGTTGGATCAAACGCAAGCCCATTTATTCAATTTTATTCAAGATCAGGTGATACATTCACAAAACTAAATAATCCAGCGAATTTACCTACAGCACTTGTAAGGTCAATAAGCTGGTTGTCGGATACAGTCTGCGCGGTCGGAGGAAATGAAGCGACAGTTTCAATTTATCAATATAACTCTGGCACAAATCAATTTGACCGAATTAATACGATTACAACGGCAGGAACTGTCACAACTCTAGACTATTCTGCAAGTGGCAACTTTTTATCTATTGGACAAGGAGCAAGTCCGTTTTTATCGGTTTATAGTCATTCTTCAAATGTCTATACAAATATCACAACAATAGATAGGATTCCGCAGTCTTCTATAAGGGGATCGTCTTTCAATCCAACGAGTGATATGTTATCAGTTTCGTGCGCTTCAAGTCCTTTTTTGAATATGTATTCTATATCTGGATCGACATTCACAAACATGAATCGATTAAATTTGTTAAGAAATGTCGCAGGGGCTTCAATGTTTGTTGTTATTAAATATCCCAACACCGGCATAGAACAGACTGCATATTTCATTTCAAATTCTCTTTCTAGTGCAAGTTATCGATTAACAACGTGGGTGACAAACCTAAATTTTTATCAGATTGCACGAAGAACACTAGATGCTGATTCTCCGGTTGCGGTTACGTCTTCAGTTTCTGGAATTGCAGGTTTTATCATTCACGCTGGACTTATAAATTACACGATTCCGGAAACGCGACAATACATTAACGGAGCGCTTCAACCGATTAACACAACGGGAACAGGCGCTAACACTTCCGATACTGATTCGCTGGTCGCTAATATCGGACGATATCCGGCCGGATCACGTTATATCAATGGTGATATTGCAGAAATTTTGTTATTTAATCGCAAACTAAATGATTTTGAACTGGCCGATATTCATAATTATTTATCTGTAAAGTGGGGTATCAGCATATGACAAATTTAATTTTAGTAATTGATGCTGATAACCTTCAATCTGCAAATGAATTTTGTAATTTGATCGGTGCGATCGGTAACACATTTTCAGTCGGATTATATAATACTAAAAATGAATTAAAAGCATATTGGGCTGGATGGAACATGACTTCCGTACAAGAGGAAGCAATTAGCGAAAATTTGATTTTTACTATTTTCGATTCGCCAGCCGAAGCGATTCAGGCAACAGGTTTGCATCCGTATCAAGGCGGTGATTAAATGCGGCTATTTATTCCGGTGGATATTACAAATTATTATCAGCCGACAACGCTTGAGATTGAAGACACAATTAACGAACGGTCGACAGCTAGATTCCAAATGGTTGATGTGACTGGAGTACTAGATATTGAAGATGGCGCACCTATTGAAATTTATGACTACAGCAGTAACCTTATTTTCGGAGGATTTGTTTTTTATCCTAGAAGAATGAATCCGATCGGCACGACTGCGATATTTTTCGACATTGAAGCAGTGGATCAGCAGTGTATTGCGGATCGTTATCTGGTCGCTGAATCATACACCAGTCAAACGGCCGGATATATCGTTAATAATATTTTGACGAATTATTTAACGGCTGATGGAATCACTGCCGGAACGATTCAAGACGGAGTAACATTGGACATAGTAAAGTTTCCGCGAAATGGTACAGTTACACAGGCATTTGATGAACTAGCAGAAGTTTGCGGTTTCATCTGGTATATCGACTATGACAAGACTTTGCATTTCAAAGCGCGGTCTGCTGATGTCGCACCTTTCAATATTATTGATACGTCTGCAATCGTCAATATTAATGTGAGACAAGATAGAAGCAGATACCGAAACAGGCAATATCTACGCGGCGGCCAGACACCGACAGATTCGCCAATTACAGGTGAAGATGTGACACCGAAGCCGGACGGTGTGACCAGAACATTTGTCACTAGGTTTCCGATTGCAGAAAAGCCAGTGATTCGAATTAATTCCGTAGCGGTCGATCCGGCACAGATCGGGGTTAATGGACTTGACGGTCAGGTTACGCCGCTTCAATGGTATTGGTCATATGGCAGTAATTCGATCACGCAAGACAATTCACAGACGGTACTATCGACTTCTGATACAATTGAAATAGATTATATTGGACTGATTCCGCTTCTAGTTGTTGTTGAGGATAGCAACGCGATAACAGCGCGGCAGACATTAGAAAACACATCCGGTGTGTATGAATCGCTTGAGACGATGCCGAACGTGGTGGATAAGCAACAGGCGCTGGATATTGCAAATGGACGATTGACAAAGTACACGAAGGTAGAACGAGAGCTTACTTTCCAGACATACACTAACGGATTATCGGCGGGTCAGCTTCAGACAGTGACACTTACAAAGTACGGAATCAGCGCGGCAGAATTCTTAATTGACCGAGTTACCATGCGAGACCTAAATGATAACGGATTGTTCGTCTACGATATTCACGCGGTAGATGGTCAGGCATTCGGCGGTTGGACTAATTTCTTTAAGGGATTGATTCGGAAGGAATCCGGCCTGATTATTGATTCAAACGAGCGCCTAATCGTATTAAAAACAACTTATGAGACGGATAACTGGAGCGAGACTACGACACCGACTATTTTTGCGTGTCCTGTTCCGGATGCCGCACTATATCCGAGTACCACGCTATATCCTTGTTAGAAGGAGGTTTGAAAATGGAGCATGATTTGCGCGGTTGGTTAGGGGAATTTGACGTATATATAAAACCGGTAGGCGGCGACTGGGAACATGATGCACATATAAATAACATGATTACAGATTCCGGATTGAATCTGATTCGTGAAAGCCTACGCGGTACAATAACAAACAGCGAGATAAAATTTATAGCGGTCGGTTCCGGATCGGCTTCGGTATCTGCTACAGATACGCAACTAGGCGCAGAATTTTTCCGGAAAGCAGTCTATAGTAAAACAGCAGTTTCAACCGGTGTCTTACAGACAATCGCGATTTTGACCGAGACGGAAGCCGTAGCACAGATTTATGAAGTCGGTGTTTTCGCCGGATCGACAGCGACAACGGCCACAAATAGCGGTGTGATGATTAGCCGGATTTTGTACAGCCGGAACAAGACTAACCTTGAATCCGTACAATTTCAACGGACAGACACGATTGCGAGGGGATAAAAATGCCAGCATATAGTCCGACAACGTGGGTTAACGGAACAGCGCCAGCACTATCAGCGACTAACTTAAATAAAATTGAATCCGGTATTTCTGCCGCTTTGCCTATTGACGGATCGGTGGCGATGACCGGACAGCTTGACGTAATAACTGGAACACAGGGAACGCCTTCAATTGCACTTTCAACCGATTCTAACACCGGAATATATTGGGCGGCGGCTGATAAATTAGCAATCACAGAAGGCGGACGCGGTTTGACCTTTGATGAATTTAAGATGTCATTGAGCATGGGAGCGATGATTTAAATGGCACGATATGCGAAACGATTAGCACAGACCGCCTTATCCACTACAACGGCGGCGGTGTACACAGTACCAGCCAGCACGACAGCGCAGGTAACAGAAATCTATTTTGCCAACACTGGCACGACACAGCGCACGATTAATGTAACTGTAGGCGGCACGTTCTCAACAAATTCAGTTATTATTGGTTTGCAAGTAAACGGAACGGCTTCGGTAATTGTTCAGGATACAAAAATTGTAGCGGCGGCTAGTACGATCGTAGCGGCTAGACAAGATGTAGGAACAGATATTATTTGTACGATTTTTGGAATTGAGGAGGTGTAAATATGCCTATCACAACTTTTCCAGATCGAAATGTCATTCCACGCGTTCCTAAGATTTTTGTGTACTACAATGCGTCAACAACTTCGGGAACGTATTACACAACAGTGAACAGTACAGGTGTACGAGGTCGATTGACTAAAATTACAATGTCAGGTGTCCCAGCACAGTATCACACAATCCGCGTAACAATTGACGGTGTTCAGTCAAGTCTTTCCCCCAATCCTTCAGGCACGAACGGTGTCGTCGGTCTAGGACATAACAATAATGCTTCTTCACTTTATGAAGCCGGTTCAAGTTTTGACTATTTTTGTGATATCAGTTTTACAAATAGCATTTTAGTAGAATTCATGCAGAATCAGGCAAGCGCACAGCCTATCATTGGAAATGTTATGTATTCGCAAGAAAGCGCGTAGAGGTGAAAAAAATGACGATTGAACAATTTGAACAACTGCCTACTAAGACGCTTGAGAATGGCCAGAAATTGGTTGAAATTGAGCCTAACACATGGGTGGATTACGAAACATACAAACCGAAACCGATCGAACAGCCGACTGAATAGGCGGTGTAAAAATGGATAATAACACCGAGATTTTACAGCGATTGACGCGACTTGAAACGAAACTGGATATGATGATTGCAGACCCGACTATTAACCGCAGACTAAATGAATTAGAAGACAATCAGCGCTGGTTGTGGAGGGCAGTTTTCGGTGTATTTTTGACTGGAGCAGTTACCTATATAATCCGGATCATGTGAGGTGAAATGGGTTGACGTTCAAGCAGAAACACGTTATTAAACGGCTTTATTTGTCGCATGGTACAAAGCGCCGATCCGGTCGGAAGCTGGACAAAGTTAAATTCATAGTAGCCCACGACACTGGAAACAGCGGAAGCGGCGCACGTGCGAACGTAATGTACTATGAACGGACAGCGAACGAGCAGAGCGTATCAGCACACATATTTGTTGATAACTTCGAAATCGTTGAGTGTATACCAGCCTTTGAAAATCCGGAAATAGCATGGCACGTTCTTTTCAATGTCGATGAGGATAATAAACGATTTGGCGATGATGCCAACACCAGCGCAATCGGGGTTGAGTTATGTTTTGGCGATCCGGTTAACACTAGGGAAGCCTATTCAAAATATGTCTGGACGCTGGCCTATCTATGTCACCAGTACGGATTAAACCCGCATTTGCACATAGTCGGACATTTTGAACTTGACCCGAAGCGGAAAACCGATCCGGTGAACAGCCTTAAATTGATTAATAAAACTATGGATGATTTACTAGATGATGTCGCTTTTGAAATGGAACTTTGCCTATATGGAGATGATCCGCAGATGATGGAGATTTTGAAACGCTTGGACATTTTAGAGAAAAAGGTCAGTCAGCCGGTTCCGGATTGGGCGAAATCGGCAGTCGATGCTGCTTTGAAAAAAGGGTTATTCACTTCGATAGAATCCGGATCAAATGACTTTTTCCGGTTGCTAGTCGCCTTACAAAGGGCAAAGGTGATCTAATGACAATTGACGCGCAGTATTTAGCGATTGTTCCGGTATTGGTCGGAATTTTAGCGGCTATGAAGCAGGCCGGATTTGAGCCGCGTTATATTCCTACGCTGGCCATTTTAAGCGGTATATTGATCGGGTTGATGCTGAAGCGGTGGGACGTTCTAGAAGGGATCACGCTAGGCGGTGCAATCGGATTAGCGGCTATCGGCGCACATTCCGGAGTGAAAAATACATTAAAAAAATGACCGCCGAGCGCGGTCTTTTTTTTATGAATAAATTATAAAAAACCTGCAAATAATATGCCTAAAATACTTTACTTATTATCATCATCATGTTAATATAAATACATGGAAGTTATCACATTAACCAAAGGGGAA